AGCATTAAACCCCAGTTACCTAGACTATGACCACCATCACGACTAGCGTCAGACAGCCGACTAAGAAGCAAAGTATCGTGAAGCTGAGATTTCCTAATCTTGGTGAGCCACAGCCGATTAAGAAGAAAAGCGTCAAAACTAATAATATTGTGACCAACAATGTGTGTCGCATCTTGTAAATACTCCTTTAATCCTTCTGGTGTTGTCCATGTCTTAATCTCTCCAGTCTCACGATGTAGAGTAACACAGCACCAAATAACAGTATGGGCTAGGTTTGTTTCTATGTCGAGGACTACAGTTTTTAGAAGCATTGAATAAGTGTTCCGTTTCTTACGCAAGTAACTACTGTACCATCAGACTGTACAATCGTTGTAGTTTCTGCTTGTGCTAGTGTTACTAGACAAAACAAAATAATGATAGTAACTATTTTCATTCTTTAACTCCTATAATCCCACCGCTAATTCGGTAAGGATAGTCTCGTTTACGGTAAAAGCAATATTCTATTCCATCTTTAACAGTATAGAAAGAAACACTGCTCAGTGTATCATAACATTTAGTATCATAAATCTTTACTACTTCTTCTGCTGTTAAGGTAACTGTAACACCTAACACAAAACAAGCCAAGTGTTTTACATACCTATTCATTAAAACGTCCAAGTCTTGTTAACAACTACACGCTTCTCATCACTAGCAATGTCAATCTTTATTTCTAAATCACTAGGAGGAATCTTCTTATCTTTATTAAAGATTTCATCCCAGCTTTTATCAAACTGTTCTTGATTCAATACAGGACGTTTCTTATCGCCTTTGCCGACATCTCTCATTTTTCTTGTGCCTTTCTATTAAAGACTTCTTTAACAGGATTTTCTTTATTAAAGTTTGCTTGAGCAGCTTGGTAGCCAGCCTCAAAGCCTCCAGCGTGTGCCATAGCTTCGTAGTGGCTTGCCTTTTCCATCATGTGCTCCAATTGCTCAATACGCATTCTTTGCTCGGCGTGGCGTAGTTCGTACTTGGTTATCTTTTCATACAACAAATCAATCAGTCTTTTGTCGCCGTCTATAGTGCGTTGTTGTTGGCGTAGCATATCGGCAGATAATTGAATTTGTGGCAACAATTGAAATGCTCTTAATTCGCCTAATGGCTTCCCTATAATTTTTCTAGCATTTTCAATAAGTTCATTTGCGTTCATTTCTCTTGTGCCTTTAAAAATTTAAAAGTCAAACCAAAAAACTTGTAAACATTGGTGTAACCATTTCTTTCGCTAAACAATGGCTGATGATGCTTTGTTTGTTTGACCCATAAACCATAGCCAAAAAATCTAAACCAAAATCCATGACCAATATTGCAGTAGTAAAAAAGCTTCATTTCTCTTGTGTCTTTCCTCTTTTAATAAAACCACACGCACAACTTGAACATGCTATTGCGTCATGCTTTATCTTCAATGCCTCAATTTCAGATTTAAGTTCATGGTTTTCTTGAACGCATTTACCCAATGCCATTGCAGCTTGCGCCCATTCCGCATTTACTTTATCTATTTCAGCTTGTTGCTGGCGTAGCATGGTTTCATACCTATAGGCATCAATTTGACTGCTGTTTTGTGACTTATAGGTATCAATTTGAGCTTGTTGCTCGCGTATCAAGTCGGTACAACTGTGATACTCACCACAATTAGGGCATGTTTCATTTTCGTTCATTTATATTGTGCCTTTCTTAAATTAGGGGGTTGACTGTGCAGACGGCAGCCAACCAATACCGTTAGCAATCGAGCGAGTTGTCCCACTCCAAACACTGCACTTGCTTTGCTAATCATTTCTCTTGTGCCTTTCTTAGTATTGCTTTGCATAGTCTTAAATATTGATGCTTTAATTCTTCAATTCCATTGATTTCCCAATCAACATCAGCAATACAATCTACATGACCGCCTTCTAAACAAACTTTCCAAATTTCCTCATCTGTTAGGTTTGCTGGATGGGTGTAAAGTGGCTTTTGTCTATCTGACCATTTTTCTTTGGTAACAGTAATTTGCCAATCTGTATCGCCCCAGTTATCAGTATTTAATTCGTCTGTAGTCCAAGCAATTGGCTTATTCATTTCTCTTGTGCCTTTCTTAGTATTGCTAATTCTTTTTCCAATTCAGCTATTTTTATTGCGCTGACATTTAGACTTATTAACAATCTATCGTGTTGTCTTTTCCAATAAGTAGCATTTTTAACTGGTTCGCCACCAGCGTTTAGTTCCTGCGATGTATTGGTGTATGGTGTATGTTTCCAATGGCAAATACATTGTGGCAATACAGAACCAATAGCACCAGTATCTTTAGGTAATCCGCATAATCCGCAGCTCATTTCTATTACACCTTTTTTAGTATTAAATAAACAAAGTAATGTTGTTGTGTAGTAAACCCTTGTTGCATGGCAATACCATCTTCACTTGATTTTGCCCACAATTTGTTTATTTCCTCATCTGTTAGTGTCTTTGCTTTCAACGCCTCATTTTCAGCTTGTTGCTGGCGACATTTATATCTATAACAGCAAGCATTATGTGGGCTATTTATTCCTTCTAATTCATTTGCTTTCATTTCTCTTGTGCCTCATCTAATAAAAATTTAGCAGTCTGTAAACATATCCAAGATTCTTCACCCCAGTGATATTCTCTGCACGGACAACCAACAAAGTTTTCTTTTCCTAAATTACAAAATTGAGTTTTTTCAACCTCAATTAAAAGACCTGTTTTTACGGCTAAATCTTGCAATTCATCTCCATCCCAATTTCCGATGCAATCATCTCCATGAGCTACTATTGGTTTAACAAAAGATTTCAACGCCTCTATTTCAGCTTGTTGCTGGCGTAGCATGGTGGCTGCATCCATAACTAAATCTCTAGTATCTGAATCGCTAATAATTGAAGATTCTAAACAAACCCATAGTTCATCAGCTAGTTCAATTGCATTCATTTTGGAATCCCCAATAATTCAAAAGGATTGAATTTAATTCTGTTATCTTGATATACCCTTGAAATTTCTACTCCATTTTCAATAACAACAGTCATATCATCGTAAACACAAGTTATTTTGTAATTTAATTCATCAGCAAGTTCTAGTGCGTTCATATCATCCCTTTGCGTTTATTACTCTTTGTCCTTTTTGAGTAATTCAACATCATTCAAAATACTTTTAAAGAAATCATTTTCATTTTTGAGTTTATCCATTTCAGCTTTAATAGATTTTCTACCTTCAGCGTATCCGAACATTTTCCCCCGTTCAAAAGCATCTGTAATTGTTTTACTAATCTCTTCTGGTGTTAATCCATTCATAGTACATCCTCCATTTCGAGCATCCGTCCAGAGTCTTTATTGTATAACAATGAAGCACAGTGTGGTGAAGTTAATCCGCTAAAGCGATTCTTTAAGATAGAAACTCTAGTGGTATTGCGTTCAATAGGGTCTTCAGCTTGAGCATTACGAACCAAACCAATCACAATGTCACTAAGCTGAGCAATAGAGCCTGAGCCACGAAGCTGAGATAAAGATGTTGCAGCTCCTTCCTCGTGTCCTTTATTCTCTGGCCTCTTAAGATGTGATACAGCAATTAAACTAATGCCTGTCTCTTGTACCAGCATCCGAAGCTTAGTCATCAACTCATCTATTGACTTTCTTTCATCACCGTTACCTTGAGCACTAACCACCATAGAAATGTGGTCAAGAAAAACATACTTACAATCGGTGGCTTTTGCAAAGTATCTAATACGGTTAATAACATTATCAATGTCAGTAGAACCAAAGTTATCCCAAAAGAATAACCTATCCGTACCCATAGTGACGTCAAACGCATTCTTTAGTTCTCCTTCTGATACCTGTGCATCAGGTAAGTGTAGTGGCTTGTTTAAATGGAGGGACATAATCCCTAGTGCAGTCTTCCGTACAGATTCTTCCATGAACATCAGTCCAATATTGTGGTCTGTTGTTTTAATCAAGTGCCAGAGAATCTCACGCAAGAACTGTGACTTTCCTAGTCCTGAGCCTGCCGTAACGGTAATAAGTTCTGCTGGGCGGATACCGTAGGTAAGCTCGTTGACTCCTGCCCAAGGATAGAGGGCTGACGATTTCTCCACAGGGCGATTAACCTCATCCCATAGCGTAACCCCTGCGATGATTCCATCTGGAGTCCATTGCTCTGCTGCCCACCATCTCTTAACGTATTCGGCAGTATTGCCTCCTTTAAGGTAGTCACACGCATCTTTAAAACTCCCTAAATGTTTAACAATCTTGCACTTGTTGCCTAATATTTCAGCAACTTCATTCGCTGCTTTCTGGCCTGGCTCATCAGCATCAAAACAGATATAGATTTCTTCGAAGGAGGATAACCATTCATAAGCCTGTTTAACGTCTTTTAAAGCAGCTTGAGCACCGTTACGGATAGAGACGTTAGGGTACTTACTACCTGACATCTGAAAGCCTGCTAGAGCGTCTAATTCACCTTCGTGTAGAGTTACAGTCTTACCACCTTTAGGGAATACATTTTGACCAAACAAGGTAGCACCTTTCCAGTCACCAGCAATAGCAAAGGTTTTGTTTTCAACTGTGCGAGTTTTTAAGGCGATGATAGCCCCTTCTTCATTCGCATAGGGATAGTGCTGACACGTACCATCTTGGGTGACACCGTAGGTCTGACAAGTAGCCGTAGTGATTCCCCTGTCAGAGATAGACTTAACTTCACCTTTAACTTCA